CGTATATACTCAAGTTCTGTAACACAAGAGAATATCATGTTACAATCGATAAGGGTCTTGTACCTAATAATGTTGTCAACGATGATGCTGGAATGCAACTTGCAAAGGAGTTTAACTCTACGTTTGTTCCGAGAGATTATCAGAACGAAGCAGTTGTTCATGCATTAAGGAGTGAAAGAGCCTTACTGCTATCACCCACTGCTTCTGGTAAGTCATTCATTATATACCTGTTAACTCGCTTTCACGTAGAATCTGCTAACAGAAAAGTGTTGATCGTTGTGCCTACAACTTCGCTAGTTGAGCAAATGGCATCAGACTTCATTGAATATAACAACGGAAACGAACTATCAATACATAAAATTCGTGGTGGCATTGATAAGAATGTAGATGCTGATATCACTATCACAACATGGCAGTCAGTGTATAAGCTAAGAAAAGATTGGTTTGAGAAGTTTGATGTTGTAGTGGGAGATGAAGCACACCTATTTAAAGCCAAGTCGCTGACAAAAGTATTAGAGAAAATGCCTAGTTGTCAATATAGATATGGGTTCACTGGAACATTAGACGGAACTCAGACTCATAAACTAGTACTTGAAGGACTTTTTGGTTCAGTCTATGAGGTCACAAAGACAAAGAAACTTATCGAAGATAACACATTAGCAGACTTTTTTATCACTGCCATTGTATTGCAGTACCCCGATGAAATTAGGAAGCTAAATAAAAATAAGACGTATCAAGAAGAAATCGACTGGATAGTGAGTAATGAATCAAGAAACAAATACATCAAAAATCTCGCACACAGCCTCGAAGGAAACACGCTCATCTTATTTCAGTTCGTTGAAAAACACGGCAAAATACTACATCCTATGCTTGAGGGAAATGACAAGGCCGTACACTTTATCCACGGAGCTGTTAGTGCTGAAGATCGTGAAGCAGTTAGGCATTTGGTTGAGTCAAGCAATAATAATATTATTCTCGCTAGTTATGGTACTTTTAGCACTGGGGTTAATATTAAGCGTTTGGATAATATCATATTTGCAAGCCCTAGTAAATCAAAAATACGAAACTTACAATCCATAGGGCGAGTGCTACGTAAAAGTAGTGACAATACCAAAGCTACATTGTATGATATTGTAGACGATCTACAGTGGAAAAGTAGTAAGAATTTCGCAACCAAGCATTTTATGGAAAGAGTGAAAATTTATAATGAAGAAGGTTTTGAGTTTCGTATATACAATGTCAACATAAAGGGGAATTAGATGCTTATACACATCAAAATGAAATCAGGAGATGATCTCATCGCTACACTTTTGTCGAGTGATGATGAAGAAGTAACTATTGAAAATCCCATTCTAGTAAAGATACACCCAGTTCATGGGTTTTTTGCTAAAAGCTGGATGCTTCTTTCTGAGGCAAATAGCGTAGGCCTGTCACTTAAAGACATTACCTTTTGGGGACAAGCAAACAGTAAAGCTATCGAATACTACGATACCTTTGCAGAGAGACTTACACAACTTCAGAGCCTAAGAGCCCGAGAAGAAATACGTGAAGAGCAGATTGAAGAGATCGAAGATGTGCTAGTTGCTTACCTAGAGTCTAAAGAATCTATAAAGCATTAGTGTTTTAATATTCGTATAACTCAATTATACACGATTCCTCAGCCATGTCAAGTCTTTTTTCAGTTATTTTTAAATAAAATTTTACTTGACAAACGAGGTTAAAAGGGTTATACTTGTACACAATAAGGAGTGAAAATGCATGGCAAAAAGAAATTACGTTAACAATCCAGAATTCTTGCAAGCTATCATAGCATACAAAAAGCTATGCAGTGAAGCAGAAGATTCGGGAGATCCAAGACCACAGATACCCGACTATATAGGACATTGTATCTACCAGATATCAACTAGGCTCGCATCTAAGCCTAATTTTTCTGGGTACTCATACAAAGATGAGATGATCAGTGATGGACTTGAGAATGCTATTCAAGCTTTGGGAAATTTTGATCCTGAAAAGTCTCACAATCCGTTTGCTTACTTCACTCAGATTATTTGGTACGCATTTCTTCGGAGAATCGAAAAAGAGAAGAAGCAGTTGTATATCAAGCACAAGGTTACAGAAAATTCTGTGATGACTGGTACTGCCGTAGATCACGCTGAGGGCAGTGTGGATCGAAATGGAGAACCAGGTTATATCGATCTCAATAATGACTACATGAGTGATTTTGTTCGTGGTTATGAAAAGAAGATGGACGACAAGAAAAAAGCGCAAATCAAATCCAAGAAGGGCTTAGAGAAGTTTATTGATGATGAGGATAAAACGAAAGAGGAGACAGAATGAAAATTGCTGTTATCAATGATACACATTGGGGTGCAAGAAACGATAACGCCGCATTTCAAGAATACTTTAACAAATTTTATCGGGAAGTTTTCTTTCCCAAGTTGCGTGAAGAAGGTATAAAAACTATATTTCATCTTGGTGATGTAACAGATAGACGTAAGTACATTAACTTTGTAACAGCCAAGAACTTAGAAGAGAACTTCATGAAAGTGTGCCATGAAGAAGGTATCGAACTGTACATCATTGCAGGTAATCATGATACGTTCTACAAGAACACAAATGAGGTCAATAGTCTTCGGCAATTGTATGGTACATCTAAGTACGATAACATCCACATCTATTGGGATGAGCCAGTTGAACTACAGATGGAAAGCTGTAAAGTGATGATGGCGCCTTGGATCTGTGCTGACAATCAAGAGAAGTCATTTCAAGCATTTAAAGACACAGATGCTCAAGTTCTATTTGGTCATTTAGAGATGCAGGGCTTTGAAATGATGAAAGGTCAACTTTGTGATCACGGACTAGACAAGAAGATTTTTAATCGTTTTGATGCGGTCTATTCTGGTCACTTTCATCATCCGTCTACGATAGACAACATCACTTATCTTGGTGCACCGTATGAGATGAATTGGTCAGATTATGATCAGAAGCGTGGATTCAACATCTTCGATACTGAAGATAGAAGTATGACTCACGTTGCAAACAATCTACGTATGTTCCATAAAATCATGTATGACGATGAAGATATGACAATCGAAGATATTGCAAATCTTGACACTTCGAACTTGACAAACACCTTCATAAAAGTTATAGTAAGAAACAAGAGTAATCCATATATCTTCGATTTGTTCTTGGACAAGTTGCAAGCCGCCGGACCTTGTGATATCAAGGTTGTCGAGGATCATATGAATTTGGATGTAATTGATGAGAGTGAACTAGTTGATGAAGCACAGGACACTTTGACCATTCTAAAACAGTATGTCTCTAACTTGGAGATTACGAATGATAAGGCAAAGATCGAAAAAGTGCTAGATGAATTATATCAAGAGGCTATCAATTTATGATACTATTTGAAAAGGTTCGTTATAAGAACATTTTAAGTACTGGTAATACTTGGACAGAAGTTTTTTTAAACCGCAGTAAATCCACTTTGATCGTGGGCGAGAATGGAGCAGGCAAATCAACCATGCTTGATGCTCTTACATTTGCCCTATACGGCAAGCCGTTCAGAAAGATCAATAAGAATCAGTTGACGAACAGCGTTAACGGAAAAGGTTTAGAGGTAGAAGCCTTCTTTAGCATTAGTGGTAATAACTATGTAATCAAGCGTGGTATCAAGCCAGGCAAGTTTGAAGTTTGGAAGAATGACGAACTACTAAACCAAGATGCGGCTGCCCGTGATTACCAGACATACTTAGAAGAGCAAATTCTAAAACTCAACTACAAGTCTTTTGGTCAAGTAGTTGTTTTGGGTTCTAGTACGTTTATTCCATTTATGCAGTTGAAAGCGGGTGAGCGTAGGGATATCATTGAAGACTTATTAGATATTCAAATTTTTACAACGATGAATACTCTTCTTAAAGATAAAGTGTCAGAGAACAAAGCAGAGATTACTGACATTAAATACCAGATCGACTTAGTTGAGAATAAGATCGATAGTGCCAAAAATCACAATGCGTCTATTCGAAAGATTAAAGAGACTGAAGTTGGCAAGCTGAAAGACAAACTTAAAGAACAAGTTGTGTTTGTCGAAGAACAACAGGCTTTAATGGATACACTCTTAGATGAAATTGAAGAACTAAATAGCAGTATCACAGACAAGGCTGATCAAAAGAAAAAACTAGCAGAGTTTCAGGAGCTAAATCATGATCTCACAACTCGACTCAATAAGTTACGTAAGGACGTTGAATTCTATCAAAAGCACGACAACTGTCCAACCTGTAAACAAGGGATCGAACACGAATTCAAAGAAGAAACAATCGAATCCTCAAGAGCAACAGCGGCAGAAATCGAAACAGCAAAAGGGGAGATTGGACATAAGAGTGTAGTGGTTGAGACTAGACTTGCAGAAATCGATCAAGTTGAAGATACTATGTCGGAGAAAAATATCTCTGTTAGTGAGCATAGAGCAAATGTTAAGATTGGCATGAATACGTGTAAGTCTATCAAGAAAGAACTTGATGGTGCCCAACAAGAAGTTGAGGAGATCGATACTTCTGATATTAAGAAGTTAGAGGGCGACCTAAATGACTATCACTCAAAGCAGAATGAACTATTTGATCATAGAGAGACCTTGAGTGTTGTTGCTTCTATGCTGAAAGATGGCGGTATCAAAACTCGTATTATTAAACAGTATGTACCAGTGATGAACAAACTGATCAATAAGTATTTGTCAGCAATGGACTTTTTTGTTCAGTTTGAATTAGATGAAAACTTTAACGAAACAATCAAGTCTCGTTTCCGTGATGAGTTTTCTTATTCCTCTTTCTCAGAGGGCGAGAAGTTAAGAATTGACCTTGCACTTCTCTTTACATGGAGAGCCGTATCTAAGTTGCGGAACTCTGTGTCCACTAACTTGTTGATCATGGATGAAATTATGGATTCTTCGTTAGATAATGCAGGAACTGAAGAGTTTCTAAAAATCATTGAAGAACTGACTGCTGACTCAAACATCTTTATTATCAGTCACAAGGGTGATCAACTATTTGACAAATTCCATAGCGTAATCAAGTTCGAAAAAGTGAAGAACTTTAGTAGAATTGCAACAACATAGGAGAGTAAATTGGCAATAGCAGATCGATTGGTTTCTTTAGAGAGGAAACATAAGAACTTGCATGATAGGGTAGAAGCGGCTGAAGCAGAGAAAGCACCAGACCACTATATATCTAATATGAAGCGAGAAAAGTTAGTACTTAAAGATGAGATTACTCAACTCAAAAAACAAGTGATCGAACAATTTAAATAGAAGGTGATTATATGATGAAGAAAGCGAAACGTGTAGGATTTACATGTAGTACGTTTGACCTGTTACACGCAGGACATGTTATGATGCTACGTGAAGCAAAAGAACAATGTGACCACTTAATATGTGGTCTTCAAATCGATCCTGCTTTGGATCGACCAGAGAAGAACTCGCCCATTCAATCTATTGTTGAGCGTTATACTCAACTACAAGCTGTGAAGTACGTTGATGAAATCGTGGTGTATTCTACCGAAACTGACTTGAAAGATATTCTTGAGTTGTATCTCATTGATGTTCGTATCTTAGGTCCAGAGTACAAAGATAAAGACTTTACTGGTAGAGATGTGTGTGACAGGCGCAACATAGAATTATATTTCAACAATAGAGACCATCGATTTTCGTCTAGCAGTCTGCGTACTAACGTAGTATGGGGCGAGTCGGACATGGTAAACAAGAACAAGTAAGTCATGATAGAGCGAATATACATTCCCACTGTTCGAAGGTGTGACAATCAAATCACATATGAAAATCTTCCTAAGGAACTTCAGGAAAGAGTCATTATGGTAGTTGAGCCTGGCGAAAGGCATCTATACAACTACCCTTGCGAGTATCTTGAAATACCAGAAGAGATAGTTGGCAGTTGGACACAACTCGCACAAACCAGAGAGTTCATTCATAAACACGCTGGTGCCATAAAGTATTGTGTTGCCGATGACGATATAGTAATTAAACGAAGAAATGCGAAGTATTGGACTGGAGAGTCTAATATGGAGTTGACAAAAAGAAATGCTACTCCAGAAGAAACCCTAGAGATGTATGATAAGATATCTACTTGGCTCGATGAAAAGCCTATAGGTATTGTTGGTCTTTCTGAAGCAGGTATACCGCCAGCAGACGTTGAGTATGAAGACACAAGGGATGTCTACTCTTATGTGTTTTATGATGGAAGAATGATATCTAAAATCATTGATGAGATGGATATTTGTTCTTTAAGAATTGCTGAAGACGTTCTCTTTTTGTATGAAGCGATGTCTAGAGGCATCAACACTAGAAAGTCTACTGAATGGATGTTTGACAATAGAAGTCTAGTAGATAAAAAGTTATCAGACTCCCGTGAAGTTTGGTCTGGTATGTTTGATAGTGAAGAAGAAAAGCCAGAAGATTTTTATCAAACTGAAGAACACTATGAAGCGTTAAGGTACATACAGCGAAAATATCCATACGGAATGAAGATTTTTGAAAAGCATGGCAAAATGAAAAACGTCAAGTATTGGAAGAAAGTCTACAGACCAATGGTGGCTGATGGTGCCTCGCTTGAAGAGTTTATGTAATTAAATTTGGTGTTGACAAATCCATAAATATCTGATATAGTGGTAATAATTTAATGGAGTACATATGACAAACAACACAAAACCTATAGTCGAAGAGAGTGCCAACTACGACAACTATATGGATGATGAGGCACGTAAAAATGATTCTTACAGTATTAGCTTAGACAAATTTTTCGATGAGCCTATGCCTGATAAACTTGTTGATGCTACTAAAGTTAAAAAGACTGTACAGAACGATGTATGGAAATCAATTTACGTTCACTTTAGAACGCAAGATGATATGGTCGATTTCTGTCAAAAAATTAATCAGATGATTCCAGGATACGTAAAAGAAACTTACTATCCATTAGAAGATCGTGCGGTGTCTTTGTTTAAAGATATGGAAGAAGAGCCTGTTGCGATTGATGCTAATCTACTTGTTCCTGAATACAATGGACCAGGATTCAGTAAAGTCAAGCCTGTCGAATCAAGCTGGACAAAACACTGGGTTGGTATGCCAGAATTCACTCAAAACGATAAAGTGAAGTTCAGAGCAATCACTATGCACTTTAGATGTGAGGCTGACTATAAAGAGTTCTCGCAAAAAATCAATCAAGAGGTTACTGAGAAGACTAAAAGCATTTGGCATCCCGAACAGCATATCACAAAGAATTTGTTGTTACGGTGGATTCAGCCAGAGGGTAGAACTTTACCTAGACATCCCATGTACATCGTATCTAAGGGTCGTGCGGATTCAATGTTTACTTCAAGGTCTTTGTCTCGTATGCAGATTCCACATTACATTGTGATTGAGCCGCAAGACTTAGATAGCTACGATAAAGCACTTGACGTATTCAAAATGAGAGATTATGTGACACTTCTAGTCGCACCTTTCTCCAATCACGGAGATGGTCCTGGTCGTGCTAGAAACTGGGCATGGGATCATTCGATCAGTATCGGTGCTACAAGCCACTGGGTACTTGACGATAACATCTCAGATTTTTACAGACTACACAATAATGAGAGAATTAGATTTGAGAGTGGTGTAGGCTTTCAAGTTATGGAAGACTTTGTAGATAGGTATGACAATGTTTATATTTCTGGTCCACAGTATCGATTCTTTATTGACCCGAATCAGAGTTATCCTGCTTTCGTTGCCAACACTCGCATATATTCTACTCTTCTTATTCGGAATGATTGTAAGCATAGATGGCGTGGTAGGTATAATGAAGATACTGATATCTGCTTACGAGTGATGAAAGACGGAGATGTTTGTGTGCAGTTCAACGCATTCATGCAAGGCAAAGCCGCTACTCAGACAGTCGCCGGTGGTAATACTGCTGAATTTTATCATGCAGAGAATACGGAGAATGAAGAGTTCAAAGAGACTGGTTACAACACAGAAGGTACTGTGAATAAGTCGCAGATGCTAGTTGACATGCACCCAGACGTGGCAAGACTTGTCTGGAAATATGGTAGATGGCATCACTTTGTAGACTACGGTCCATTCAAAGTGAACAAGCTTCGATTCAAAGATGGGTATGATTTACCTAGTGGTGTGAACAATTACGGTATGGAACTAGTCAAAGATTTTGATTGGAAAAACGCATAAAAAAATTCATTTTTCTTGAAAAAAGTGGTTGACATTACGGTCAGACCTGTTATTATAGTACTGTAATCAAGAGAAACGGAGAAGAAATTATGGCGTATGTATCACAAGAAATGAAGAAATCACTTGCTCCTGCTATCAAAGCAGTCCTTAAAGAGTTCGGTATGAAGGGCAGTATTTCTGTCAATAACCACTCAACTCTTTGCGTGAATATCAAAGCAGGTGAGATCGACTTTTCTGAGAACTACACTCACGGTGATCGTTACATCCAAGTCAATGAGTACTGGATTGATGAGCATTATACTGGTGTTGCCCAGAAGTTTCTTAACAAGTTGTTAGCGGCAATGAAAGGTCCTAACTACTTTAACAATGATGATGCGATGACTGACTATTTCCATAGATCACATTATACCGACATCAACATTGGTAAATGGAACCAGCCTTACGAATTAATTTCGTAAAAAGTGAAATTGGGGGTTGACATTCGTGTCAACTCCTTGTATACTGTTTAAGTAAACAATGAGAGATTATATTATGCAAGTTGCAGTGATTCATACAGCCTTCGAAGAAAGTCCACGAACGGTTGCTTTCGTAAACATTCCTGAAGATGCTCGGTCAACTGATGAGGCTCTAGAGTATGCCTATCGTTGGACTAACAATGTGATGGGTTCTTGGAGTCGAACTGATATCGAAGATAACGGTGACTATAATCCAGATGTAACTGTGATGGCACCTTTAGGTGAAGGTGGGTTGGGTCTTCGATCTACTTCGATGGGTGACCAAATGCTGATCGGCAATAAAAAATACAAAGTTGCCGCTTTCGGATTTGAGGAGATGACATTTGAGTAAAATAAAGTTCTCACGTAAGGTCATGAGCATTCAAGAGTTTGTTCTAGACCTTTTGCCAACTGTAGATTGTAGTCCAATCGGACAGCGACTACCTGTACACCCTGATGTACAAAACGCTAAATCAGAAGCAATCATCTTATCAATACTGTCTAACATTGATATTGGTAACATCACACTTGTAGATGTTTCTGATGAGCCAACTACTTGGCTTTGGGAATCACTTGATGGCGGTCACCGCAAGCGGGCAATTCGAGACTTTTTTCAAGGCAAGTTTAGTGTACTAGGTCGAAAGTATTCTGAACTATCTGATAAAGAAAAGTTAGAGTTTAAAAGCTATGAACTTGCATTCACGATGTATTCTCCGTTGAGCAATGAGATGAAAGGTAAAATCTTTCGTAGCTTGAACGAGACTACACACGTGAACGAGATTGAGATGTTAAACTCTTATGGCGACACCTCAATTGCTAACGCAGTGCGTGAAACCGTGCGTGTTGTTACTCGTAGCGACGGTAAAGCATCCATCATCAATGAACTCTTTGATATTACTAAGAGCGGTAATTTTCAGTGGATATCTGGTGACAACTTGCGTCTAAAGCAAGAAGAGTTTGTTGCCCGTGTGTACTACACGTTCTACAAAGGTGGTAAGTTGTGCAACCGCACGACAATAAAAGTTCAAGAGATGTATGACAACCCAAACCTCAATGTAAACGCATTGAAGAAGAAGGTAGACAAGTTCTTAGATTTCTTATTTGAAATGGCTAAGACACGCCGTCAGACACTTGGCTCTGGATTAGGAAACAGTGAGAAGAATGCACTTCTCAATCTATATGTTTATTTGTCAGAGAGTTTTGGCTCTGACTTAGAAGCAACTGATTATGTTGAGTGGTACAAAGCCTTCTCTGTTGTGTATAATGATTTGTACAATGATCCTAAAGAGAAGTGGACAGATATTCCAAACTTAGAGTTTGAATCAAAAGATTCCACAATCGCACAGTTGTTCAAAGATTATACCCGAAACCACGATAACTCTGAAAAGCAAACTCAGATGGTAAAGTGGATGACAAGCCATCCAGAGTGGGAAAACATTTATGAGTTTACGCTGTTGAAAGACCGCAATCGTGCTTTCCCACGTTGGATGAAAGAAGTCACATTGCAAGATCAACGCTATACTTGCTACATTGACGGTCTACCTTTAGACTGGGAAGATGCGGAAGCTGGACACATGGAAGCACATGCTCTTGGTGGCAAGACAATACTAAGCAACTGTGCAATGATCCGTAAGTCACATAACAGTGCAATGGGTACCATGAATGTCCTTGAGTATAAAAAGATTTATGAAGAGAAGGTAGCCGCATGAAGAAAAACAGTAAGAACTTTATCTTTGATATGGAAACGATAGGAGCAAATGTTCTTGTCTGTCCAGTAGTAGACATGGCATATGCTTGCTTTGACTGGGAAAGATTCGTAGACGATCCATATTCGTTTGAAGAAATCGTGGGTGAAGTTCGAACTGTTAAGTTATCTATCAACGATCAAATGCAAAACTATAATTGTAGTTTCACTAAGGCTGACATTCAGTGGTGGGAAAATCTGCCGAAAGAAGCACGTGATAATATCTTGCCAAAAGAAAATGACTTGACAGTCCGTGAGTTTTGTGATACTATACTATCATACTTTAGAGACAACCCAGACATTGGTTATTGGTGGTCTCGAGGTAATTCTTTTGATCCAGTGATTCTGTTCAGATTAATAGAATCGCAAGGCAAAGGTAAGTTGATGAATGAGTATCTTAAGTTCTGGAAGGTAAGAGACATTAGAACTTTTATTGATGCTAAATTTGATTTTTCAACACGCAGTGGTTTCGTACCTCTTGCTGATGAAAAATATTGGGAAGAAGCGTTTGTAGCCCATGATAGTAAACATGATGTTGCCGCAGACGTTTTAAGATTACAGGCTATATACAGAGCCGAAAACGATTTGGAGCAAACTAGACGATGAGTGATAATAAAGAATTTGCCGCAGCCGAAAGCGGTGCTTTACGTGAATGTATTGGTATGCCATATTTCAGGCAACTCCCTCTTGAGGGTTTAGCCGCCGGTGCGGCAGCCCTTGAGTACGGCGCAACAAAATATGCAGATCGAAACTGGGAGAAGGGTCTTCCCTGGCAACAAATGATCGATAGTCTTAAGAGACACATCGATGACTTTGAACGCAGGAAAGATTACGATGACGGTCCCACTGGTTCTGGTTTGCCTCATATCTGTATGATTATGGCCGGTGCTTTGATGCTGTCAAGTTCAGTCATTCGTGGTGTAGGTGAAGACGATAGAATGCCAGCGCCAACCGATGAAGCTTTTAGTGCTAAAGACTGTGCAAAATGGATCAGAATGCAAATGGAACGTTCTGAAGAATTAACAAAAAATAGGAGTGATATGGGTTAGATATGAAAACTTTTGGCTGTTCTGATATAAATAAAAAGCAGAACGTGATTTTTAAACTATTAAGAAAGGTGAATAAAATATGAAATTTAGTTCAGACACGTTGAGTGTTCTAAAAAACTTTTCGACTATCAACCCAAGCATTGTGTTCAAGCCAGGGTCAGTAGTTCGAACTATATCCCCGCAAAAGACTGTTATGGCTGCGGCAACAATTGATGAGACTGTTGAAACTCAAGCAGGTGTTTATGACCTGTCTCGTTTCTTAAGCACTCTCGCATTGTTTGATAATCCAGATGTTGAGTTTGGTCAAGATCGTTTTACCATTAAAGGTGGTAGAAGTGAACTTCGCTATACGTATACATCCGAATCATTGATGGTTACTCCACCCGAGAAGGACATTGTCGTTCCCGATCCTGAAGTATCCGTCAATATTAAGTGGCAAGATATTGAAAGCGTCCGCCAAGCGGCAGGTGTTCTTCAATTGCCCGAGATTGCTTTCATCGGTGATGGTAGTACTATCACTATGTCAGCGGTCGACAGCAAAACATCAACGGCAGATAATTATAATACCGTTGTTGCTGAAGGTGTCAGTACAGATCCATTTAATATGATCATTAAGACTGACAACTTGAAATTGGTACCAGCCGACTATGAAGTTACTTTATCTTCTAAAGGTATGGCACACTTTAAGTCGAGTAAGGTTCAATATTGGGTTGCAATCGAAACTCGTTAATCAACTTAGTTATAGGAGACTAATATGACAGAAGAAAACCAAGCCCCCGAAACCCAAGAGCAAGAAGCTCCTGGTCTTTCACTGAATGACATCTCAGCGGCAGTGCAGATTATTGACGTTGCGACCGCACGTGGTGCCATTCGTGGTGAAGAGTTACTGCCAGTTGGCACAGTACGCCAACGTTTCATGGCATTTTTGGAACACGCTAAAGCACAAGGTCAAGATGTGAATCTTCCTGGTGAAGCGCCTGTTCCACCTGCTGATGCGGAAGCACCAGTTCCGTCTGAGACAGAAGTTCCCGCTTCTTGATTGGACACTTCGAAGGGAGGGTGTCACTTGACATCCTCCTTTCATCCCTCTACAATGCAGTAGAGTTTTATTATATTATGGAGATTGATGATGCAAGACGATTTTTTATGGGTAGAGAAATACCGACCACAGACGGTAGCAGATACCATACTCCCCGATGATCTTAAAACGACCTTTCAACAGTTCGTTGATCAAAACAATGTTCCAAACTTATTACTAACTGGTCGAGCAGGCGTCGGTAAGACAACTGTTGCTAAGGCTATGCTTAATCAGATTGGCGCAGATTTCATTACTATCAATGGTTCGATGAATGGTAACATCGATACCCTTCGAATTGATATTTCAAATTTTGCTTCAAGTGTTTCGTTTACTGGCGGTCGTAAGTACGTCATTTTAGATGAGGCTGATTACTTGAATGCAAACTCGACACAGCCAGCACTGCGTAACTTCATGGAAGAGTTTAGTAAAAATTGTGGCTTCATTCTAACATGTAACTTTAAGAACCGTATCATTGAGCCACTACACTCTCGGTGTAGCGTGGTCGAGTTCAATATAAGTAACAAGGATAAACCTAAGATCGCCGCAGACTTTTTCAAGCGAGTGTGTGGTATTCTTGATGACGAAGGAATCGAATATGACAAAAAGTCTGTTGCTGAAGTTGTTCAACTTTATTTCCCAGATTGGCGCAGAGTCCTTAATGAACTACAGCGTTATTCTTCTACTGGTAGGATTGACTCTGGCATCTTAGCAAGTAAGTCTACTGATAATATCAGTGCATTGATTACTTTGATGAAAGACAAAAACTTTACTGGCACACGTAAGTGGGTTGCAGAGAATCAAGATATCGATTCGGCAGTTCTCTATCGCCAGTTGTACGACATTCTTCCT